ACACTAGCAATACAATCTTAACTCGTCATCCTGACGCATATCTATATGGCTCTTTGGGCGCTGCTGGTGTATATTTGATGGATGACCAGAAGACTGCTTTGTATGAGCAGTTGTTTACACGCGCAATTACAGAGATTAAACGTGAAGAAGCTGAGGGTCAGTTTGCTGGCTCTGCTCTTCAAATGAAATCTGATTACGGAGAATAGACATGAGCGCAATGAGCGATTACTTGGAAGATGCCTTCCTTGACCACTTCTTAGGCACAAGCAGCACCTCTGCTCCTGCCGCTGTTTATATTGGGCTGCACACTGCTGACCCGACTGATGCTGGCACTGGCGCTGAAGTAAGCGGCAATGGCTATGCGCGTCAGGCTATGGCGTTTGGTGCGTCATCGTCTGGTACTGCCTCTAATAGCGGTGCTGTTGAGTTCCCTGCTGCCTCTGGTGGTAACTGGGGTACGATTACGCACATCGGTATTTACGATGCTTCGTCCTCTGGCAACCTGCTGTTCCACGCAGCATTGACGGCTTCCAAGACAATTAACGATGGCGACATCTTTAAGGTAGCAGCTTCAGGCGTTGACATTACGGCGGCCTAGTCATGGCTGACATCGTAGGGCCAACACTTGAGCAGTTAGATAACTGGGGTGACTTAGACAGTCTCCCGTATTCACTAGATAGTTCTATCTGGCTGACTGCTGCCCTGCGTGAGGGTGAATCCACCCCATCCACATCTGCATCTGTAGCCGCTGTCGGCTTTGGTATCTTTGAGGGTGCTGCCGCAGCATCTACATCATCTACCGTAACCTCTGAAGGCATACGCATACAGCTTGGCGCGAGTAACATAAATGTTACCAGCACTGTCGCCGCTGATGGTATTCGTATCCAGTTCGGCGCGTCTGCACTTGCTGGGCCGTCCACAATGTCGGCAGAGGGTGTGCGTATTGTTGTCGGCGCTGCCCAACCATCTGTATCGGCTATAGCGACAGCGGAAGCTATTAGGGTTGTCATTGGTGCATCGTCACCGTCTGCAAATGTCTCCGTATCTGCCGACGGTATTCGCATCCAAATTGGTGCATCATCTATCTCTTCCTCTGCAAGTGTTAGCTCTGCTGGTATCCGTGTGCGAGTTGGTGATGGCTCGGCATCTACATCTGCGTCTGTCAATGCAGAGGGTGGCCTGCTTGCTATCGCTACATCTAGCCTGCAAACCTTTGCTACCATCCCAGATGTCACTGCTAACTTTGAAGTGTTCGCCACAGCTAACCCGCAGCCTGTCGCTACAATAGCTGTAGAAGCTGAAAAACTAGGCGAATTGTGGGGTGTTATTGATGCCGAAGGTGAGGTATGGTCTGAGGTAGCAGATGAAGGTGAGAGCTGGACTGTGGTGTCTGCTGAAGGTGAGAGCTGGACACCGATTGCTGCTAGTTCTGATACTTGGACAAACGTGTCTGCTGGAAATGAAAGCTGGAGTTCACAATGATTAGCTTTGGGGAATTTTTACCTGACCAATCAGATTTTGGTAATGCAGGTGTCACGGTAGCTAACAATGTTATTCCTGCGGCTGCTGGCTATGAGAGTATGCAGAACATCTCTCCGATTAGCGGCGTTGCCGATGAGGTAATTGTAGGCATGTTTGCTGCTGCCGATGATAATGGCAATGTTGGCTTGTATGCCGCTGACCGCACAAAGATTTACAAGTTTGATACGACTGATGGTTCGTTGGACGACATCAGTAAGGCTGGCGGCTACAGCACTGTCGCAGAAGACCGTCCTCGTTTTGTTCAGTTTGGCGAGGCTGTAATTAGCACAAACTTTGCTGACCCGATTCAAACAACTACTGCGGCTGATGCTGGCCCGTTTGCCGACCTTTCTGCTGATGCACCGAAGGCTAAGTATCTTGCTGTTGTGCGTGACTTTGTAATGACTGGATTTACGCATGACTCAACAGATGGCAACAAGCCATACCGTGTGCGCTGGTCTGCGCTGGGTGATTACACAAGCTGGGCTGTGTCTGCTACGACTCAGGCTGACTTCCAAGACATTCAGGATATGGGCGATGTGACTGGACTTGTCGGCGGTGAGTATGCCACTATTCTTATGGAGAAAGGCATTGTGCGCGGTAGCTACATCGGTGCGCCACTGATATTCCAATTTGACAAGGTGGAGACAGTGCGTGGTTGTAAGGTTGCTGGCAGCGTTTGTAATGTTGGTCACAGTGTCTTCTATCTGGCTGATGACGGCTTCTATATGTTTGATGGTGAGCGTTCTCGCGCCATCGGTGCAGAGAAGGTAAACCGTTTCTTCTTGGAGGATTGGGACGGCGCATATGCTAAGAATATGACTGCCTCTGCTGACCCTCTGCGCCAGATTATTGTTTGGTCTTATGCGAGTACGGCGGCTACGAATGGTTCACCTGACAAACTTATTATCTATAACTATGCGCTTGATAAGTGGAGTACCGCATCTGTTGCTGTGGATATGGTTGCACCTATTTATACCGCTGGCTACACTCTTGAGGCTCTTGATGCTGCTTTTGGTAATCTTGACGTTCTACCTGCTTCTCTCGATGGTGCTGTCTATCGCGGCGGCGAGTTTCTATTTGCCGCTTCTAAAGACAAAAAAATCCAAACCTTCACAGGAAGCACATTGAGCGCAACAGTAGAGACTGCTGAGTTTGAGGTGCGTAAGGGTTCTCATTCGCTTGTCAACAATGTGATTCCTTACGTTACTTTGCGTGAAAACTCTACTGGCACAGTGACGGCACAGGTTGCATCACGCAGCCGTCAGATTGACACATTTACATTTGGTAGCGCATCTACCTTAAACAATGACAACTTCTGCCCTGTACGCTCTAACGGGCGCTACCATCGGGTGCGCTTAAACTTGAGTGGCGAGTGGAAGAAGGCGCAGGGCATTGACGTTGATGCCAACACGATAGGACGCAGGTAATGGCTAATCAATACCGCAGACTTCCGAATATGGGTGGTACGCCTCGTGAGGTCGCGGAGGTGGTGAACAACCTTGTAGAAGGTAAGATAAACTCTACTGGTGCGTTTCAGTTGACTGCAAGCTCCACGACAACAACGGTTAGTGATTTGCGCGTAAACCCTAACAGCGTAATTCTTTGGACACCCAAGTCATCTAACGCAGCCCAAGAACTATCTCATCTCTATCTTAGTAGCGTGGGCAAGCAAACCTTTACACTTACACATCGCAGTAATTCAAACACGAGCGACATTCTTTTTCATTATGCTGTTCTAGGATAGCGTTTACAAACGGTGGATAACCGTATAAATTAAGGCCAGAGGTAAATAAAATGGCAGATGGAACTACAGAAACAGTAACCCAGACAGGTGTTGATGCCTTTGCTCAACCCTTCTTGCAGTATGGTATGTCTGAGGCATTGCGCCAGTATCAGCAGGGCGCTCCGCAGTTTTATCAAGGTCAGACTTACGCTGGCTTTGCACCACAGACAGAGCAAGCACTGCGCGCACAGGAACAACGCGCCGTAGCTGGTAGTCCGCTGACACAACAAGCCCAAGCAACTCTTGGCTCGTTTCTTGGCAGCACTGGTGCTGAAGGTCAGTATGTACCGCCTGCACAGTCTGGTTTGCTTACTGGTGCTATCCAACGTGCGCTAGACCCCGTACAAGCTCGTGTGCAAAGTCAGCTTTCAATGCGTGGGCGTTCCGGCTCTGGCGCTGCTACTGACGTTATGACGCGAGCATTAGGCGATGTAGCCGCTGATGTAGCTTATCGTGACTTCGCAAGACAGCAAGGTCTTGGCCTGCAAGCTGCACAGATGGCCCCAGCAATGGCTGCCACTGACTATGCTGACATTGCTCGCCTGCAACAAGTCGGTGCTGCTCGTGAAGCTCAAGAGCAACGCGGCATCCAAGAGGCTATCGAGCGTTATCAGTATGAGCAAACATCTCCAATGAACGAATTGGCTCGCTACCAAAACATTATTTCTGGCTTCCCAATGGGTCAGGTTTCAACGCAGGTTACGCCGTACTTTGAGCCTAGCCGTGGGCAACAGTTCTTGGGTGGCGCTGCTTCATTGCTTGGCGCTCTTGGCCCAGAAAATCTTAGCCCAAGCGAGCGCATAGGTTATGGTATTCTTGGCGGCGCGCTGGGTTCAGGGTAGGATATAACAATGGCTAATCCTTACAATTTTCGTGGTCTTCTTTCACCTCGTCAGCCAATGAATATGGTTGGCGGCATTGACCCACTTCGCGGTCAGTCTTTGATGGGGCAGCCTGTGCGTATGCCAGCAGCGTCTCCGATGGCATTGCAGCTTCAGCAACGTATGCAGCCAGCACCTCCAGTTACCCCACAACAGCCCCAGAGCTTGCTGGGCCGTATTGGTGGTGGAATATCAAGTGGCATTGGCGGTGTAGGGTCTAGCCTCGCAAGGACATCTGATCGTTTCTTTTCTGACCCCAGTGCAAGCGCACGTCTGTCTGCTTTGGGTGCCTCTCTGCTGCAAGGCCCAAGTCGCACACCTATTTCTCTCGGCACTAGCTTGGCTCAAGGTTTGTTGGCTGGTAATGTTGCCGCACAGCAGGAGGAGGAGCGTAGGTTTAAGCGCGGCCTCCTTGAGCGTCAAGCCCGTCAAGAAACAGAGGCAGAAACCCGCGCCGCCGCAAAGGAAGAGCGGGAAGTGTCTAAGGTTGAGTTTGGAAAAGAAAAAGATCTCCGGAGTGAGTTTGACAAGCTATCCAAGAACTACAGAGAATCTGCTATTGGCTATGAAAAGGTTTTGGCTGCCGGAACTGCTACGGATCCGTCTGGCGCTGATGACATCGCCCTCATCTTTGGTTTCATGAAAACCATTGACCCGACTTCTGTGGTTCGTGAGAGTGAGTTTGACTTGGCGCAAGACACTGGCGGCGCACCGGCACAGGCGAAGGCGTTTATACAAAGGGTTATCGATGGTCAGCGCCTGACGCCGGAAATGAGATCTTACTTTGTTAATGCGGCCTCAAATCAGTTCGCCTCACTACAGAGAACTCAATCAGAACTGGAAGGTCGATATAGAACGCTAAGTTCCAATTATGGCGTTGATCCGAAAAAGGTCGTAAATCCCCTCAGTCAGAGGTATTTAGGCACGGAGAGGATCCCTGTTCCCGTATCGAATCTGCAGCAAGCTGGATTGTTACCACAAAACACATATTTTGTTCTCCCCGACGGAAGCAAGGGAATAAATGAATAATGGCTCCAAGAATCATAAGCAAACCAAGCGCAGCGACCCCGCCCCCAGCCCCGACGGAGAGGACTGTAGACCCACAGACCTTCCGTATTGGATTAGGTCAGGGCGGGTTGTTAAGCTATGGAGACGAGATTGAGGCTTTTGTTAAAACTCTAGGCGGAATGAGGGGTGATTACGAGGCAGAGCGTGATATAATCCGCCGAGATATTGCTGCCGCAAGACAGGCATACCCATATCGCTCATTGGCGACTGAATTAGGCGGGGCTGTTCTCCCAAGCCTTGGCCTCGGCCTGTTGACTGGTGGGCTTTCCATTCCGGCGACGATGGGTCGTGGCGCTGCCGCTGCTCGAATGGGGGTTTTGGGTGCTGCCGAGGGTGCGGTTTATGGAACCGGCGCGAGTGAGCGCGAAGGCTTTGAAAGATTGCAAGATGCGCCTCTCGGTGCGATGGCTGGCGGCATCGGCGGCGCTGTCGGCGGGACTGTAGTTAGAGAAGCCGCTGGCCTACTTGGCGGTCTTGTTGACCGTGTGCGCCGAGTGAGAGGCGACAGGGCATCCCGTGCGGTTGAGGCTGAGATTCAAGAGCTTGCTAGAACAAGTGGAACAAGCGTTGAGGAGATTATTGATGGTGCGCGGCGGGGCATGATACCTGCTGACGTAAGCGAGAATCTGCGTAGGGAGCTTGGCGCGTATGCACAGTATATTAGCGACCCTCAGAGAGCTAGGATGCGCGAGAGGGCTGTTCAGGCTCGCACCGGAGCTTTGAGTAGAACGCAGCAGATACTCTCTGGAAACACCGACGAAAATGTTCTCGCAAACATAAGTGAGGGTGTTGCCGTCGCTAAGAAAAACGCAAGCAAGGCTTATGACGAAGCATTTGAGGCTGCGCCAAAACTAAAAGCTCCCGTTAGGGCTTCCGTTCAAAGGGCGTTAAATGACGCGCCAGAGGCTCTCACTGAACTGAAGAAAGTAATGAAGGGAGACCTATTTACTGTGGGCGCTAAGGGCTTGATAAAACTAAACAGAGTTCCGACCCTGCGTGAGGCCGAGTCTATCCGTCGAGCAATCGCCAACAAGTCTAGGTCTTTCTACAAAGGTGACATGCCATTGGCTGGCGATAAATACGACGCAACCGAGAAGATGTTGCGCGGATTGATTGACGATGCGTCTCCTGAGTTAGCTCAGACCCGCGCAGTATGGTCTCAGATTGAGAAAAATGCCCAGCACTTTGAGGCTGGTCGAAAAGTGTTTGGAAAATCTGCCGATGAAGTTGAGATTGCCTTTGAAGACATCGCGGCGGCGGGGGATGACGCTCTGGCTGCGTTTCGCGCCGGTCTTGCCGATGCTATACGTCGCAAAAGCGGTCAAGGATCAGGCGTTTCGCTTCCAAACTTGCTTACAAATATGGAACGAAAAGAAGCTCAGATATTTAGAACTATATTCCCAGAAGACTCATATGACGAAGTGATTGATATGCTTGACAGGGCTAGAAGATCACAACTCACTGCCGGAGAGCTTGGTCAGTCTCGGACTCAGGAGCGATCATCTAGGCAGCAGACTCGTGGAGCGGGTAATGTTGCGACTGACGTGGCTGAGGCGGTTAGGTACGGCAACCCAATGGCCGCTGCTAGGCTGTTACGTCGATTGGCTAGGGACTTGGGTGGAAGATTTTCCGACAAGCAGAGCCGGAGGGTTGTTGAGTTGTTGCTTGAGGAGAATCCAGACGTTATTGAACGTGCGCTTACTGATAAAGGCGCGTATGCTGCGGCTTTAGGTGCTGCGAACAAAATAGCAAACACTCTTCGTCTTGCGGGAACCGGCGCAGGCGCTGAATCTGGCTCTAAAGTTGGCGTTGCGGCGATGGAAGTTTTAGATCCATCAGAATAGTATTCAGGAAAATAAATCATGGCAAAGAACAGTATTACAGATTACAGCAAAACAGCCGCGTCAAACACGGACATTCAGTCGGTTGACATAGCGGAGGGCTGCCTGCCTAGCGGCATTAACAACGCCATTCGTGAGATTATGGCTGACTTGGCTGACATGAATGACGGTACTGTCACGCTGACCAGCCCCTCTTTCGCTGCTGCTACGATTACTGGCGACCTGACTGTTGACACCAACACCCTGCACGTTGACAGCACGAATAATCGGGTCGGCATTGGCACGAGTTCGCCAACGTCTGATTTAACTTTCGGCGGTGCAACGCCTACAATTTCGACTGACACATCAGATGGTGCTGATACATCTCGCTTGTCTATAGGTGGCGGTGGCGGTGCTACTAGCACTGGTCGTGGTAGTCTCGTTCAGTATCACGGCAATGAACACGCAAGTACGGCTGGTGTAATTAAGCATTTTATGGGCAATGCTTCAGGGTCGTATATCTCTTGGCATCTTGGTTCTGGCTCAGAAGCTATGCGCATTGACAGTTCGGGTCGCGTAGGCATCGGCACGAGTTCGCCATCAAGCTATGCCAAACTTACGCTGCAAGGTAGTGGAACTGAAACAATTCCAACTGACTCTTTAGTGCAGTCAAATGATAGCTCTACGTTACAAACAATATGGAACTCTGATAACGCTGCAAAATATTCTGGGATTAAATTGGAGACTAGAACTTCGGGTGCGTCTGGGTGGCTTATTGCAAATGAGTGGAAATCTACTTATTTAGGAGACTTGGTGTTTCGTGGGCGTAGCGGAGCATCTTCATCCGCAGAACGCATGCGCATCACCTCAGGGGGCGAAGTCCAAATTGGCACATCAACCTCTGATACAAACAAACTATTTGTTTATGACAGTGATGCCTCTAATTCAGTTATTTATGTTCGTCAAGACGGTGCTGGGCCTATTCAGTCTTGGCACGGGTCTGGCGGTCAAGAACGCATGCGCATCGACAGTTCGGGCAATGTAGGCATTGGGACGAGTTCGCCACTAGCAATTTTAGATGTAAAAAATGCAACCAACGAACATATTGTTGTGAGTGGCAGTTCTGCTTATGGTAGCA